AATAAAAAATTGCGCTCCTGCTTTTGCACATTCATGAATATTTATTAAAAGTGTCAGTTGTCTCTGGGGTGACAAAGCAGCCTCCGGCTCATCCAGCAAATACAGCCCATGAGGTCGAAACTGATTTTGAGCCAGGGTCAGAAAACTTTCTCCATGAGACTTTTCGTGATATTTTTGAGACGGATGGTCTGCATCCGCATAATCCATCTCTTTGGTTGCCACATTATAAAAACTCTCTGCTCTCAGAAAATATCCCCATCCGGGTCGATTACAGCTTCGCACAAGCCGGATAGCTTCACAAAGTTCCGAATGAGAATCAAAAGTAGAAAAGTGATAATTTCTGCTCCCCCCTTCCGGATTAAATCCAGCCGCTATGGCAATAGCTTCCAGCAAAGTGGACTTGCCACTGCCATTCTCCCCCACAAAAAAAGTGATGGGACTGGTAAATTCCAGACTTTTTAACTCATGTAAAGCCTCTATTTCCCTCAGGTAACTATAGGGGGCAATCCTCTTCCAGTCAATCGAAAGCCCTTTGATAAATTGCGTATTCATGACTCACCTCCAGTTTCTTTTATGGACATTTTTATATGAATTTATTATACGGAAAAACAACTCCCTGAACAAGAACTTTTCCTCTTGATTTTCTTCTATGTTTTGGTATACTGGAAACATAAATTCTATTTTTCTATGAACACTCTTAAATTCCTGACATTTCGTCAAATAATCCTTTTATCTTATCTTGAAAGTTGGTGATGCCTTTGAACTAAATATCCTTTCTTTGTGTTGCCTCAAAATCATATCTTTGTTAAAATAAAGTCCAGCTAATAAATGTCAATAGTGAAATGAAAAAAATTTTGATTTATTTTTCTAGCTAAAAAAGGGTGCACTAACCCCTTGGTGAAAATATCATTTTTCAAAAAGATATTGGTTCGTTGGATTAGCAGTATTTTATGCAGCCATGTCGCATTTAGCAGCATTGTATTGTTTGATATGTTCCTGTGGAGTAATGATTTCAAAAGGTTTGTTATCTCTAAGTATGGCAAATATTATGTTGCATACTTTGTGTGAGACAGCTCCCATTGCTACAAGCTTTGCTTTTGATTTACATTTCTCCAGATAGTAATCGCGGAGTACGGGATTTTTAGCCTCTCCGGTACGAGATACACTGATGCTTTGCAAGGTCAATGTGTGAATAACACGTCTTGCAATAGAGGAACCTCTTTTAGACATTTGGATCTTGGTTCCTTCAAATTTACCAGACTGTTTTACTGCCGGATCGAGACCGAAATAAGCAAAAAGCTGCTTCGGTTTTGAAAATGCAGAGAAGTCACCAATCTCTCCCATGAGAGATATAGCTGATAAGAAACCAGCACCTTTGAACGATTCAATTAAGTGAATCTGTTTGACAAAGTCAGTATCTTCGTTGGTATCAACAAGTTCATGCATTGCATCAAGAATGCTTTCGATTTCTTCATCATACTTACGGATGAAGCTGATATATAAACGAATACGTTTAATATTACTATCTATAATGTGGCCGAATTCATTAGCATCATGAGCTGCCTGAATAATGGCATTATACTTGTTATGAGCATATGTGAGTCCAAAACGAGCAGTTGACTTAATGGTATCAATGATCTCCTGCATATCAGCCTCAAGAAAGGCATTTGGAGAAGTGTATTTATCCAACAAAGTCAGGGATGTATTGGTTGTAACCTTGGAAAATATGCCAAGATACTGAGGAAAAGCCATACGCAATTCGCCCTGAAGCTTGTTCACATAAGCACTGCGGTTATCCATTAAATCGTAGTATTCACGACAGAGATTGCGGCAGTTTAAGGCAAGGTCAGATGGCATAAGAGAAACCTTTAAATCAGGCTTTAAACCAACTAAAGCAACCTTTTTAGAATCAAAACGATCATTATGTACTTTTCGTATGTTGATATTTGTGCTATTCTTAGTGATGATAGGATTAATAACCGAGCAGTTAAAACCCTTATCACGAAGATAGCAGAAGAGTGGGTAATGATAAATTCCCGTGGATTCGAGGAAAATGCGACTTTCCAAAGAATACAACTCTTCTGCTTCTTTTATTTTAGAAACAGCAGTTGCGAGGGAATTCATTTGATTATGTAGGATTTTATAAGGTTTTCCTATAATCTGTTGGTTAGGAAGTGCGATAGACATCCAGGAGAAGTCAGCACCAACATCAATACCAACAGAGATGAATAAATCATCAAGATTAAAAATAAATTTGTTTGACATGAGCGATAGCTCCTTTCTGATAGGAATCCATTTCCAATCTGGCAGGTACACAACCTAGCACGTTATACGGGTATGGCCTTCCGGCTCCCAACCAGCTAAAACATAAAACCCTGTCGAATGGACTAATTGACTTTCTTGTAGGTATCTGCTGGTGAAATCAGCATCCCAAGGAGTGATACATTATTTGTCCTATCCTAAGAGATGATACCTTATGCTTTCTCTGGTGTCTATCAGGAACCGTCAGACATGATAATTATTTAGGATAACATCTGATGAAGGAAGAACTCCTTCTTCTGTTATCTGGTATATAGAAACTTATTAACCAAGTAGTCTTACTGACTACACCATTATTATACTAGGGGTGATTGAGATGCTGAAAAAAGAAGAGATACTACAACTTATTTCTGACGATTCCACGAGTGAACGGAAACGGCTTGCAAGGCAAGGACAGAAATATTATGATGGTGAGCACGATATTTTAAATTATCAGATTTACTATTACGATGCAGATGGTCAACTGCAGCTTGATGAATTCAAGAGCAACATCCGAATCAGTCATCCGTTCTTTACAGAGCTGGTCGATCAGCAAGTTCAGTATATGCTGTCGGGAGAGGGTAATATCTTCCGCTCGAACAACTCGGAATTGCAGACGATCCTTGATGATTATTTTGACGATGATTTTTACTCAGAGGTATATGATCTTCTGACCGGCGCAGTCAGTAAGGGATTTGAATATCTATACGCATCAACAGGAAAGGATGGAAAGACACGTTTCGGATGTGCTGACTCCATTGGTGTTGTAGAGGTCCGAGCTAAGGATACAGATGACGGATGCGAATACTACATCTACTGGTATATTGACCGCATTGACAAGGGCGCGAAGAAGATTAAGCGGATTCAAGTGTGGGACAAGGAAAGGGTTTATTTCTATGTATCTACCGATGACGGAAAGATTGATGAAGATGATTCAGTCGAAATGAATCCACGCCCTCACAGTATCTACACGAATGAGAAAGGGAAAAAGTATGGGAAAGGCTTCGGATTTATCCCGTTCTGGCGGTTGGATAATGGTCGGAAGCAGTTCTCCGGTTTAAAACCGATCAAGGCGCTCATCGATGATTACGATCTGATGGCGTGCAGCCTTTCCAACAACCTGCAAGATTTCACGGACGCACTCTATGTGGTATCCGGTTTCCAGGGGGCGAATCTGGATGAGATGATCCAGAACATCAAGGCGAAAAAGCACGTTGGTGTGGAGCCGGGCGGAGGCGTGGACATCAGGACTGTTGACATTCCGTATCAAGCGCGAGAGGCGAAGCTGGGATTGGATGAGAAAAACATCTACCGGTTTGGAATGGGATTCAATTCTGCGCAGACAGGAGACGGAAACATTACGAATGTAGTGATCAAGTCGAGATATGCATTGCTTGATTTGAAGTGTAACAAGCTGGAAATCCGTCTGAAGAAGTTGTTCCGGAATATTTTAAATGTGGTTCTGGATGAAGTGAACCGGATGAACGGATCGGATTATCAGCAGAAAGATGTGTATTTTGTATTTGACCGGGAAGTCATGACCAACGCGCAGGATAACGCACAGATCGAACTTACAGACGCCCAGAAACAGCAGATACAGATTAACACATTGTTATCTCTGAATAACGTTTTGGACGATGAGACCATTATCCAGACTATCTGCGAGATATTGGACATCGACTATGAGAGTATCCGGGACAAGCTCCCGAAAGACGATATGATGCAGGCAGAGCAGGAACTGAATGCAGTGATTCCAGAAGGTGGTGTCGGAATTGAACAAGACTCAGAAGATCGTACAACAAGCTCATCTTAAAGAAGAGAAGCGCATCCTTAGACAGCTGAAACTTGTGTACGGTCAGGCACAGGATGATTGCATCAACAAGATTATTGATTTGTCCAGACGCAGAGATATGGAAAATCTGCAAAGTGTCATCTACCAGAAACAGTATCAAGAAGTGCTGAAGAAGCAGTTGGACGGATTGCTTGATAATCTTCAAGGCGAAGAGTTTACATCCATCAGCGAATATCTGGAAAAGTGTTACCACAACGGCTACATTGGAACCATGTACGATATTCACAGCCAAGGGATTCCGATCATCATGCCGATCAATCAAGAACAAGTCGTGCAAGCATTGCAGACAGATAGCAAGCTATCTAAGAGTTTGTATGATAGTCTTGGTGAAGATGTGAATTATCTGAAACGATCGATACGAGCGGAGCTGTCGAGAGGCACGGCGAATGGATCCACATGGAATGAGATGGCGGAAAAGATTGCAAAGGGTATGAACAGTCCATTTAAGAAAGCTTATAATCGTGCGGTCGTAATCTCACGAACGGAAGGGCATCGAATCCAACAGAAATCTGCACTGGATGCGCAGTATGCCGCGAAAGAAAAGGGCGCAGATATTGTAAAGCAGTGGGATGCAACACTGGACAATAAGACCAGACCACACCACAGAAGACTGGATGGGCAGCTGCGAGAGTTAGAAGAGCCGTTTGAGTTGGAAGGTATGACAGCAATGGCTCCGGGGTACTTTGGAAAACCGAAAGAGGATTGTAATTGTCGATGTTGCCTGTTACAACGAGCAAGGTGGGCGTTAGACGAGGAAGAACTGGATGAACTGAAAAAACGTGCTACATATTTCGGTTTGGATAAGACGAAGGACTTTGAAGCGTTTAAGAAAAAATATATGGATTCGGTTGAAAGTCTTTATGATTTTGATATAATGAAATCAGGGGCTGTAAGCGGTGCGAGAAATCCTTATAGCGACGCTGCGAACAAGCATGCAGAGAGATATTATGGACTTGTTCGAAGTATGACAACAGATGTAAAAAAAATTGCAGAGACGACAGGATATTCCGAGCAGGAGATTCAGGGCATAAAAAACTATATTTTTATTGATGAACATGATTTGGGAGATCAAGGCGTTAGGCAATTTGATCCAGATTACATGATGGGAGAATCGTGGCGAAGACTCATAGAAGGGAAACCAGAACAACACGATTTAACACTGATCCACCATGAAATTTTGGAGAAAAAGTTGATGCAAGATGGTATGTCGCAGGAAAAAGCGCATATAAAAGCATCTGCAAAATATAACTACGATAAGGAGGCGCGTGAATTCTATGGTAAGATTAAGAAATTTAAAAAAGAGTGATAAGATAGGCGAATGTGATATTATTCCGGAAGACAGCAAACAGGCTGGTCACATTACTGTGAATTTAAACTCAGAAAAATTAGAAGAGTTCTCGCTCCCAGAAGGGTATGAATGGTGTGAAAATCATGTATATCATGCCGCAAGAAATTTGGTTACTCTTTTAAAGGGGGATGATATACCCGAAGAGTATTTGGTAATGTGGTACTAGGACCATCGGTTGAACATGACCGGTGGTTTTTTTATACCCATTTTTAAGAAAGGAGGATTATCGTGCAACTTTTTGAAAGCGATGCAGGAAAGGTAAGGTGATCCAACATCTCCCAGCCACGGGGTTAAGTGGCATGTCCTAAGTAAGACATTAAACTGCTTACTTTTTTATGTCAAAAATCGTGTGTGGACACGTAAAAAGCCAGTGACTAACAATCACAGTCGAGACATAACTCGTAAAAATTGTAAACGTGAAAGGAAGAAACGAAATGACATTAGAAGAATTGTTAAAAAGTCAGGGCATTGGGGACGAACAGGTCACAGGGATCCTGAACGCAATGAAAGAGAACGAGATATACACCGCATCAGAAGAGAATCTGGATTTGCGCTATGGGAAATTGAAAACAGAGCATGATTCCCTTGTTGCAAAAGACGCGGAATCCCAGAAGCTGATCTCCGATCTTCAGAAAGCCACAAAAGGGCAGGAAGAAATCCAGAATCAGATCGCTGACTACAAGAGTCGGGCGGAAGCATTGGAAGAGGAATTACAGAGAACGAAAATTGACAGTGCAATCAAGGTCGGTCTCTTAGCGGAGAATGCGGAAGACGTGGAATATCTTACTTTCAAACTCAAAGAGAAACTCAAAGAAAAAGAACAGGTGTTAGAACTGGATGAATCCGGAAACATCAAAGGCTGGGCAGGATATGTGGAAGATTTAAAGACACAGCTTCCGAACCAATTCAGCGACAAGGTGGACAAGGGAGTCATTGATGGATTCAAGCCGATTAAGGAAGATGAATTCCAGAATACTGGCATGACCAAGAAGGAACTTCTGAATAAGTCTTACCCGGAGCGGATGAAATTCTATTCCGAACACCCAGAAGAATACGCAGAAATTATGAAAGGTTAAAAAGGTGAAAAAGTATGGCAGCAGTAACAACTACAAAAGTAACAGATGTGATCAACCCACAGGTTATGGGCGACATGATCGAAGCAAAAATCGCAGCACAGAACAAGTTGATTCCTTATGCGAAAGTCGATGATTCTCTGGAAGGTGTTCCGGGGGATACAAAAACAGTGCCGATGTGGAAATATGTTGGGGATGCAGAGGATTTTGATCCGGAGACAGCGGCGGATACCGATGCAGAAATGAAGACGGCGAAGCTGACAGCATCCAGTACCACATTTAAAGTTAAATGCGCCGGGAAATCTGTGTCCATTTTGCAGACAGCCATCAACAGCGGTCTGGGAAATCCGATCGGACAGGCAGAGACACAGCTTGCGAAATCCATCAACGGAAAGATTGATAGCGATCTTTTGGCAGCCGCTTACACGGCAACTACTACATCCGGTGACGGTACCGCAGTGATCGGTTATAAAGGCGTTGTAGACGCAGTGTGCAAGTTCGAAGACGAAGAAGACGGTGTGGAGAAAGTAATGTTTATCCATCCGACAATGGAAGCAGACCTTCTGAAAGATCCAGACTTCTTGTCCGCGGATAAATTCACAGCCGGTGTGGCAGTCAATGGAGCAATCGGAAAAATTGCCGGTTGTTGGGTTAAGAAATCTGCAAAGGTGAAACTGAACAGCACATTTTACGAGTGTCCGATCATCAAGATGGAGCCGGATAATGCAGAAACAGAGTACACAGAAGATGAGCTCCCGGCATTGACTATCTTCTTGAAGAAAGAAACACAGGTAGACCATGAGTGGTTCCCGAAAAAACAGCGCCATGATGTAACGGCAACGAAGTACTACGGATGTGCGCTTACAAACGATGCAAAAGTAGTCATTGCGAAATTCAAAAAACCGACAATCGCGTAAGGGGTGAGCAGATATGATTCTGGAACTGAAAGAGGTTAAGGAGATGCCAGAGTTCTCTGGTCTCTCCGATTCTGTATTGATGTCAAAGATAGAAGCCACGGAGCTTATGATCCGTGCCTATACGAACAATAATTTCCAGAATCGGTTCGTTCGGTTTCTGGCAGAAAGCACAGGGGATGCCTTGAAAGGGGGATCCCCATATTTGAAAGTCGGAGATACTATCCAGATTACAAAGTCCGATGTGAATGATGGATTGTATGTGATCACTTCCGTGAACGAAGATTCCATTGCAGTAAGTTCGGAACTGTTTCCGTACCCCAAAAATCTTGTGACAAAAATCGAATATCCGGCAGACGTTAAATCGGGAGCGCTTGAAATGCTGAAATGGGATGCGCAATACCGGAGCAAGACAGGGATCAAATCGGAAACACTGTCCCGGCATTCCGTGACTTATGCGGACGTGGATGCGAATAATTCCGTGATGGGGTATCCGGTCAGCTTACTTGGATTTTTGAAACCTTATGTGAAAGCGAGGTTTTAACATGATTGGTGGAAACAAGGCTGGCATTGTGCAGAAAAAAGGCAGGCCGGTGAAAAACAGCATCGGAGCAGTTGAGCATACATGGGAAGAAATGGTGGTCCTTACCGGATTTCTTGATCTGTCAAATGGCGATTCGAAGCATACGACATACAATGCCAAGGTTCAGGAATCCACACATATTTTTCTATGCGACTATCGGACGATTGACGCGGATCCGGAGCAAGTGAGAATGATTATCGATGGAAAGGTTTATGAGATTCTGTTGATTGACAATCCAATGGAACTGAATCAACAGCTTGAAATCTATCTAAGATTCGTAGGAGGACAGAGATATGGGGATTGAATTTGAGGATAACCGGCTGAAAGTCAAGGAAGCGCTGTATGATGCAGGAGAAGCGTTTATCCACGAAGCTTGTGGAGAACTGCAGTCCAGAACGCAGAGGAATAGCCGAGTAGATACAGGACAGACGAAAGGTTCTTATTCGTACAAGGTAAGCGGTAGTTTTATGGCAGGCGAACAGTACGGACAGATCGGAAGCAATCTGGAAAATGCCATCTGGGAGGAATTTGGAACTGGAGAATATGCATTGCATGGAGACGGCAGAAAAGGCGGATGGGTGTATCAATCACCAAAGGGCGAGTTTTACTATACGAAAGGAAAAAAGCCGAGACGACCGATGCACAATGCATTCACGGCATTGAAGAATAAGCTGATCAAACGCTATGCAGCAATTTTAAAAAGTAAGATGGGGGGATAGCATGGAAGAAATTCTGGAAGTGTTGAGCAAGGAACTGGAACGGATCGGTGTTCCGTATGAGTTCCTTGAATGGACAGGCGAAAATACGAATCCCTATTTTGTCGGAGAATATTCGGAGTTCGAACCAATGACAGAAGACGGAGCAGAAGA